TGCGGGCCACCGTTCCTGGGATCGTGCAGACATCTCGAAGCGGCGCCGCCTCCGTCATCGCCCTCGAACAATCCACGAAGGTAAATCGGGAAAGACGACGGCTCAGTCGCGGCAGCACTCTGGTATAACGGTATCGACGTGAACCGCCAATCAAATGTACCGTCCTGGAGTCGAAATCTGCCGGTGTCTGGGTTCACGGCGAAGAGGTGCTGGGGGTTTTCCGTGATGCTCGCAAACACACCACTAAGTTCATTGATGAAGTTTACCCCACTCGTCAATGCCCATCCAGAATCGAGATACATATCCGGGAATTTGGCTGTGAACCAAGATTCCTTGGGCAGTGCCTCATTCTTGATCCTGAACCTGATCCGCATCCCAGTTTTCACGTCATGAACAATCTTCGCCTCATGGAGGCCGCAGAACTGCGCGTTCATCTTGTGGCTGACGTGAGAATTGATGCGGAGCAGCGCGTTGTACGTATAGCTTAGCAACCCCTCGCCTTGTCTACTGCATCTTTCATGTAGCTCCATCCCCGTCTGATCTATCTCCCACGAGCATGTGCTCACCACGCGCGGTGCAAGTCCTTTTGCGACCCTGGCCTTGTCGCCAAATGGGTCCTGCATCCACTTGCCAAAGTTGTCAAGGACCTCATCACGCGCTCGGTGCTTGATCGACATGCTGTAGAAGATTCCGTCGTGCTCATCAAACAGGATGTGCTGGAATATGGCGGTTGAAATGATGTTAAGAGCCAATAGCTGCAGGGTGTTGTCCACCACTAGCCTTGCTGGCTTCTTTTCCTTCATGACCGACTCCAACTTCCCGTTCGCCTTTCTTGTCGACAGTTTCTCTGGCTTGGTCGTGGTCTCTAGCTCGACCTTGATGGCCTCAATATCCTCTTTGCTAAATTTGCTCATCGCAATTTCCTCGAAATTCTTGTCAGCGAAGAGGTGATGGTAAGCCCGATCGATGGCTTCATCTGTGAGACACTCCAAGTTAAATTTGCGCCAAAACTTGTTCAAAG